CTAAAGGCTTCTTGGAACTAAAAAATCCTTTAGATAAGCATTTTTATTTTCTAAGGTTTTCTAAAATATATATTAAATAGACCACCGGGGTCATTGAAATATAGCTATAATGCTTGATATATCAATGATTTTAGCTTGAAATGTTAGCCAAATGTTAGCCAAGTTAAGCTAAATGCAATTTCTGAGGTTTGTCCATCGATTCTAATGCTTGAGCTAGTATTTTTTGTTGGGTAGCTTTCATTTCATCAATCATGTAAGAATATGTATCCATAGTGATCCCTATATTTGAGTGTCCAAGTCTCTTACTGATTTCATACCAATCAACATGATGGGCAACTAAATATGCTACATGGCAATGTCTTAAGCTATGAAAATGAAATCCTACTTTGTTAATGCCTGCTTTTTTCATACGGATTTTAAGAGCATGATTAACTGCATTGTTACTTGGCAGCTTGTTATTATTTTCAGCAAAGATAAATTTGTGATTATTTTGTTTTAATTCGTTAAGAATTTTAATCAGTGATTCTGAAATATAGATTGTTCTTTTTGAACTGGCATTCTTGGGAGCTTTGACTTTCTGTGAGATATAGTCATATGATTTGTTGATACTGATTGTTTGTTTTTTCTCGTCAATATCAGACCATTGTAAGGCCATAATTTCACCTAAGCGCATGCCAGTATAAATTGCAGTTAAAATCATATATGGAGTTGTATAAATATGATTTAGCGAACTTTTGGTAACATCAATTAATTTTTGTATTTCTGCAATTGATAGGTATTCAATATGGTGTGTTTTCTTATCGTTCCACACTAGATTGATTCTATTAGTAAAATTTTGTGGCACAATTCCTTCATCTTGTGCATCGGAAACACATGCTTTGATGACACCATGCAGTTTCTTAACTGTTATCTTGGAATGGTTTTCGCCATAATAATTGATAAATTTTTGATAATCATTGCGATTAATATTATTTATCTTAGTCAAGCCAAAGTACTTTCTTAAAATATTAGTTTGACTTGTATACCGTCTTTTAGTCGCATCAGTTGTTCCTGGAATGCGGTAGGTTGTGGCCCAGTCCCAGAAGAAGTCAACAAATATTGGGTTTACATTGGTGATTTGATTAGAATTTTTTGCAGAAATCTGCTCGATTTCCCATTTTTTAGCTTCGGCCTTGGTAAGAAAGCCTCCCTTGGTTTTATACTTTTTCTTTTTGCCAGTTTTAGCATTAGTATCAAGAATGTACCAAGATACCTGAACAGTCCAAGTTTTGCCTCGCTTATATATTGCCACTTAAATCACTCCTTTAAATATGATAAAATTGAGTAGACAAAAGACACCGATACGATATCAGTATCTTTTGTTTACATATTTACAGCTCTCAAGAACAGGGTCGCCAAACTTCAGTTCTTGAGGGCTTTTTTACCGCCTCTGTACTTTGCATTGTGGTTTTTAATATGCTGGACCGTAATAATTAAGTTCAGTTGATGAATTTTGAGAATTAGTCATTCCCATAGCGCAGTATTCACCATTTGCATCATTGATTTTTGCATCAATATCGCTACCATCTTCTTTAGCCATATATGGTAGGTGAGCATTGTATTTTGAAAGAGCTATTTGCCATGCTGATTTAATTTTGTTGCGCAATTCTGATTTAGATAAATCATCAGAATTAGCGGTTAAAGTAATAGTAGTTATCATTACTCCGCTTTCACGTCTAACCGTTACTTTTGCAACGTTGCTGTCTGACCAATTCTTAAAGTCAGCTTTTAAAGCTGCATAATTTTGGTTATATTCTTTCTTTTGAGCCTTGGAATACTCACTAGGTAAATCATTAGCTTGCTCATCAACTTTTCTTTGTGCTGCAGCAAATTTATCCATAGTGGTAAATTTATGCTTAGTGTGAGCAGAACGCCAATGATTAACTATGTCAATTGTACCGTCATGATATTTACTCATAATTTGACCATTACCATTTTCAATGACAGCATGATCTACTTTGGTATTAACTTTATCAATATTGTCTGGTCCTTTTTGAGCATCAACTTTGGTACTGAAAGTGCTTGCGATGCTATTTAAATCTTTATATGAAGAATTATTAATGGTGTCATCTGTAAGCATTAAGACTGCATGATTATTTTTATCGATAAAGACTTCACCATATTTATGATAGGAGCCTGCCCAAACATTCATGTTATGGACTAATTTTTGACGTTCGCCTCTTTGCTTTTTGGTTAAGTGAATTGTAGGTTGAGATGAATTACTGTTATTACTTTTACTACAGCTATGAATGCAAAAAATAATAGCTGCAATAATAACAATGATTATTAGGCAACCCCAGCATCCACTACTATCACTATCTGCTTTTTTATTTCCACTTGATGGTAGCGTGTTAGCGTTAGTTTCACGACTGCCACTATCTTCTTTTTCATTCATATTTTAAACCTCCTAAAAGTATGATAAAATTGTTATATGGCAAGCGCTATCATTTAAGTGTATTGTCTATTAGCTTTCAAGACTCAATTATCAACTCTAGTCTTGAAAGCTTTTTTCCTTACTTCGAATTTTAGATAATAATTTTGATTACGTAGTTTATAATATCAGTAGGGTGTTCCCCACGCATGTGAGGGTATTTATATGATCTTACAGTTAAAGTCCCAGTAGTTGTTTTTCTTGGCTTGCTGTGTCGTTTTGGCATTCTTGCTGCCAGACTCACCATTGGAACGGCCTACAACAGATACGGCAATTAGAGCAGTAGTAGCTGCAGTTAACGCATTATTCAACTTAATCATTTTTCCCTCCTAAAAACATTATCCTAGGTTTATTGTCACTGGTGTTATAGACGGAAAAATTAGAAAAACAAATCATCCATTTCTAAATATTCAGTATTAAGGAGTTTTCTTAATTTTTCGATTTCTTTTTTGTTATTATTTCTAAAAGAGAATACTGCTTGTTTTGCAGAATAAAAAGTAAAATTATAATCATGATAAAAATAATTAAACAATCTATTATGCATAGCTGAATAGCTCATACCGTATTGATAACATAATTCTGAAAAATCTTTTTTCAGAATTTCTTTTTTTAGAGAACAGGTTGGAGCATAAAGCAGTGAGGAAATAGTATTTGTTTCCGCTTCGATTAATTGTAAATCTTCGGGATATGGATTTCCTTTTAGATTCGTTTGATTAATCAAGGCTACTTGTTTTTTATAATTAGGTCTACTTGTTGCCAGATAAGAATGAACTAGTTCATGAATAATTGTAAAAATAGTCCTTGCCCAAGTTCTGGTTTCTGCATTTAAAAACATAATGGACCCATCTTGAGGGAAAATAGTAAAGCCACTCACGATTTGACAAAAATTTCCCGATAGAACATCAATAGTTTCAGCATGTAAAGGTATTTTTTGTGTACTGAATTTATAATTATAAGTGATTTTTAAACTGTTAGGATTTATTTTATTAAATTCGAATGATGAGTTGCAAAACTTTTTGCTGACAAATAAACAAAGATTAGATGGTCCCGCTATATCTACTAAATAATCAATTACATATTTATAGTGTATATCATCTTTTGCAACGTTATATTTATTTGATATTCCTTCTAAAATATCGTTAGCTATTTCATTACAATAATCGTATTCATCATGACTAATGGTTTGATATTCAATTGTCATAAATTATTGCCTTCTTTTTCGGATTAATTCTCTTGCAGTATTCATTAAAATCCCCATAGAATTAGTAAAATCTTTTACTTCATCTTCTGGCATGCCTTCTGTTGCCTTTCTGAATAAGGTCAAAACTTTTTGGTCATCCACATCTAACTTTACAGAATCATCAGAAACATCATTCAAAATATCGCTTAAAGGAACTTTGAAAAAGTCCGCTACCTTTTGTGCACTTTTGGTTGAGGGCGTTTTTGAATCCCATTTTTGAATTAAACCATTACTTAAATTTATTTTTCTTTCTAACTCTGCAATAGATTGAATATCAGGCCTTTTGTTTTTCCAAAGTCTTATAACGTTATCTTTAGCACTCATGATTTTCCTCGCATTATTTTTTATAAAACTTTCTATGCTAAACCACTTGCATTTTAGAAAACGTTCGATTATACTAATCGTAGTTCATCAAAAGGTGTCAGGAAACTATTTTGTTGAACTAAAGTAAACCGTTCTAAATGTAAGAAGCTATAAATTTGGTTTATTTAGCATACTTATATGATAGAACACTTTCTAATACTCTGTCAATATAATTATTTAGAAAAGAGGTGAAACCATGTCGTTATATTCAGCAGTAAAAACCGTTGCAAATAAAAATAATAAATCAATTTATCAAATTGAAAAGGATCTCCATTTATCAAACGGTTCGATTAGTAAGTGGAATAAGAGTATTCCGCGAGCTGATGCACTTCAAGCGGTTGCAGATTATTTGGGAGTAACAACACAGTATTTATTTATTTTAGCTAGAAAGGAAAATATTCATGAATAATTTAAGAGTTATTGGAACAGAGCACATTGGAAAAGTTGAATTCACCGGAATTGAGGGTGGCTTTGGCAAAAATAAAAAAGCAATGTTAGTTAAAGATATTGCGCAAATTCATAGTAAAGAAGTTAAGGCGATTAACCAGGCTATTAATATGAATCGTAGTCGATTTAGAGAAGGGATTGATTTAGTTGACTTAAAACAGGTCAATCAAATTGACCTGTTTTCAGAACTTGGTTTCACAAGAGCTCAATGGGGTAATGCGAATCACATCTATCTTTTATCAGAACGAGGATATGCAAAGTTACTGAAAATATTAGATGACGATAAGGCTTGGGATATATACGATCAGCTGGTTGATAACTACTTCAACATGCGAGTAGCGATTAAGAATAATGAGCCGTCGTTAGTTCAACAAAGACGTTTATCAATTATGGAAGAAAACTCAGCAACTCGAAAAGCAAATATGCTTTATAAATTAGCGATGGCTACTACTTCTGAATCGTCTAAACAGGCATTAATTGCAAAGAGTGCTGAAGTCCTAACCGGTGAAATGACAGTTCCAGTCATGAAGAAAAAAGAATATTCAGCTGGCAAAATTGCCAAAGAACTGAACATAAGCGGTAAAAAAGTTGGAATGATTGCTAATAAATTAGGACTTAAAGCTGAGCAGCCAGGACAAAATGAATATGGCAGATGGGCAAATTCAAAATCTAAATATTCTGATAAAGAAGTTCCACAGTGGTTTTATACCGAAAAGGGATTACAGGCAATTAAAAAGGAAATTAGCCTAGACAGAAGATGACAATAGGAGAAAGCTGAAATGAAGTATACAAAAGAAGAAGGAGAAAAAAATAAATAGTTGAAGAACAAGTTAGCAAAAGGCGGTGATGAAGATGAGCGAAAGAATAACGGTTGAACTGTCATCTAAGTCTATTGATAAAATTGTTGAACTTTTGGAACCAAGAGTAATTGCCAAATTACAAAGCGATCGAAAAACCATGATAGAAGATACTGTCAATCGAATTATTAATCTTAATGAGTTTAATAAAAAATACGTTAAGAAAACGCCAGACTGGATTAAGCAAAACATCTTTTATGAGTTTAAGCCGAGCTGGGTCGAAGATATTCATCCTGGCAAGGGAAAGGCATTTCGAATTCATGAAGATGAAGCCAGTCAATGGATGAAAGAACATCGGCATGAAATAGACTGGAACGCAAAAACTATTTAGGGAGTGAGAAGAATGAATTTTAACCAAAATCCAAAAATTGAGCAGGATAAGAATAATGCAGCTAAGGCATTGATTGCATTACTAGTAATGAGCATTGTTGAATTTGCTTTCTATGACGCGAACAGACTGTGGCTGACAAACGTGACACGCTTTTTAGAAGATGTGGGTGCAATTTTACTTGTTGTTGCAATTGGCTTGTTTATCAGTGCAGTTTACTTTTTAAAGCGTGACGAAAAATGATAAAGAAGCTAAAAGAAAGGCTAGAAAAAAAGCAGTACTACGAGAACTTAATAATCGCTAGCAACTGCTTCGATGGATATAAATCTGCATTCACTAGAACTGATTGCAGATACTACTCGGGAGAATTATACCATGAATGAAGCAAAAACTGAAACGCAACAATTAATTTCGTTGGAAAATGTTGATGATGAAATGACAGTTTCATTTCAACCGGCAAAACTGGAATTCCATGGTTATGATGAAATGAAGGCTAAAGTTGACGAACTACATGCACAACTAGACGGTTACAAGGTTACACCGCAAACGTACAAAAGTGATAAAGCGCTGCGGACTAAAATTAGTAAATTTAGGCAACAAATCAATGATGAGAAAAAAAGAGTCGTTAATGAAGCTAGTAAACCAATTACAGTTTTTAAAGAACAAGTTAAGTCAATGACATCTGAACTTGACGACATCTATAACCAAATTGGCAGTGGATTGACGTACTATGACAACAAAGTTAAACAATATAAGCATAATCGGAATATCAAGCGAATTTCTGAGTTTGCAAGTCAAGCTGGATTAACCGAAGAAGATTTAAGGCAATTCAACTTTAAATATAATCAACGCTGGGATAACAAGAGTTATTCAAATGTTTCCTTTGAAAATGAAGTTAGTCAGCAGCTTGAAGTAATTGTAAAACAACAGGCCACATACCTAGACGGTGTAAAGCAAATATCACAAAAAGCAGATGAGTTAGCATTGCCTGTTCAGCATTGGATTGACGAACTAAAAATCAAGCCCGTAAGCGATATTTTAGTAGCAATGGATAATCACGCTAAAGAATTAAAACAAGTCGTTGAGGACAAAAAGAGAAGGCAAGAAGAGTTTGCAAAACAGCAAGCCGAAGATGCACAGAAGCGAAAATTAGCGACTCAAAAGTTAGAGAAACATGGTGATAAGTTAATTGATCCAGATACTGGAGAAGTAAAGCAAACAGTTGCTAAGTCAGAGCCTAAGATTTATGAGCATACGTTTGTGGTTAGCGGAACGTCAGAGCAGTTAACTTCCTTGGCAAGTTTCTTTAGAGAAAACAAAATTGCGTACAAGGTGGTGGACTAAATGACTGAAGAAGCGATCCAGAATACAGGTCAGTCAGTTAGTTTTCCAAAAATTAAGACAGTTGCTGATATGAAACAAGAAGAGGCAGTAAAAGCAAAAAAAGCTTTGATGAAAACGTTTGGCACTGTTCAACAAAAAATTGAGCAACCTAATAAAGGCGCACATGGTTATGGCTATGATTACACCTCTCTAGACCAAGTTTTTAAAGCAATTTATAAAGCAACTGAAGATGAGGATATTGCGATCAGTCAATTACCGGTTATTAAAGACGGTAAAGTTGGCGTTAGAAATATTATTTTAAATTCTCAGGGGGCACTGATTGATTTTGGTGAATGCTTGCTTGATGTTGGTATCAAAAAAAGCAGTGGTAAGACGCAAGATCAAGGAGCTGTCCTAACTTATGCCAGACGTTACTCAATCAGTGCAATCTTTGGAATTGCTTCGGAAGAAGATACTGACGGTAATGGTGCTAAACAAGAACCACAACAGGTACAAGTTAAAACTAAGTTCATTGACAATGAGGCTTTAAGCAAAGTTACTGTCAAGGTTGGCGATAAAAAGACGAGATTAGTTGAAGTCTATATGTTGGCTGTAGCAGGTAATCAAAAAGCTGAAGAGTATATCAAAAACGAACGCAAAAAGAACAAGAATTTTGCTAAGTATGTTGATGCCATTAACGATGCTTACAAACTGATTAAGTCAACAGTGGATACTGACGATACAAAGTCCAAACAGGTAGAGCCAAAATCAGAAAATAGAGAAACGGAACTAAATCAAGCTGTTAACAAGGTTCAGCAAGATGCAAAAGCGGATCCTTTTGCTAATCAAGTTGGGAAGTGATCATATGACCGAAGTACTAAACGGATCTAAAGCTTTTTTGATGATTCCAGCGAGTTCAGCACATGATAAGTCGCTGTTAAAGCATCCTAAAGCAATTTTACTTTTGGGAGAAATCGTATCAATGCTTAATGTTACAGGAGTTTTCTATATTAACAACACTACTTTAAGTAAGAGATTGGATTGCTCTACAAGAACTATCATTAGATATCTTGATATTTTGGAAAGCCATAAATTGATTAAGCGAAAAAATATAAAAAATGAAAATGGAGATATTGACCACAGAAAAATTTATGCTGGTGAAAAACTTGCCAAATCATTTACTTTAGGATGGGAAAGCACTTCTGAAGACATGAGTGACACCCCCCGTGACACACATGTCACTACCCCTCATGACACACATGTCACTACCCCCGTGACACACATGTCACCTAAAGAGAGCATTAATAAAGAGAACAATAATAATAGAAATATATATAGTTCCGCCAAGGCAGAACCAGCTATCTACAAGGAAGTAATTGACTATCTTAATGAGAAAGCAGGTACTAAGTACAAATCTACGTCTAAAGCTACACAGCGACTAATCAATGCACGAGTTAATGACGGCTTTAATATCCCAGATTTTAAGAAAGTAATTGATACTAAATGTGCGCAATGGCGTGGAGATAAGAAAATGGCTAAGTATCTACGTCCAGAAACATTGTTTGGGACTAAGTTTGAGGGGTATCTCAACGAAAAAACGCCGAATGTGCTACAACACGCTGATTTTGCTCCAGATGCATTTACTAACGGTGAGATTGAGGGCGTGAATGAGGACGAATTACCGTTCTAGGAGGATAAAATGACAGGAATTACACAGGAAACTATCAGGATGATTGAGCATCGCCTCCGTAAGTCGGATAAGACGTGCCCTAAGCATCCCGAAAGTCACTTAGTCTATCTAAGTGGAATTGACAAAGTAACACCATTCTGTGAAGTTTGCCAGCATGAGCAAATCCAAGAACAGGATAGACGGATGCACGAAAATTTGCGAATACAGCAAAACAAGGGCTTTTTAAAGAGAGCGTCATTAGTTGACCGTAGAGATGTGTTCAGCTGCACTTTTGATGATTTTAAAGCACAAAACAATTCTACCGAGGCAGTAGCAAAGCAGAGTGCTCGACTAATTGCAGGAGCATATCTTAAATATCCTGACAAAAAGGGGAATAGCTTGTTTTATGGCAATGCTGGAGCTGGAAAGACTCATTTAGCTATGGCTATTTTAAATGCTGTTAATGACAACGCAGAGCCAATGCAGAAGTGTCTATTTCTAAGTGTCAATAAATTAATCCGAGAGATGAAAAACTGGTTTAACGACAAAGCCTGCATTTGGTCGCCTAAACATGTGACAGATGTAGTTCGTACTGCCGACTTGGTAGTTTTAGATGATTTGGGCGCTGAGAGTGCCAATAGTGAAGCTACCAGTTTTGTGCAAGACACTATCTTCGATATTTATGAAAGCAATCAGCGCATTATTACGACCACCAACTTGAGCATGGATGAACTCTACCGAACATACCACGCTAGATTGGTTAGCAGAATGCAGGAAGGAGACAAGGGTCATGTCATTGATTTTACGAGAATCGCCGACAAGCGCTCAAGGCTATAAATGGACGTCTGACTGGGACAGCATCTACTCAAAGATATGGCATGAACGAGCAGACCAGCAGTATGAATACGACTGTGAACATGGTATTGGCGCATTTCAACGTAAAGAAAAAGAAGAACTACAAAAGGCACACAAGTTTTTCGCTGATTTTGAAAAGAAGTATATGGGGGATTAACAATGGTAAAAATGAAACTGTTTAATGACCATTTTCAAAACTACAAAAGATATCAGCTTCCTAAAGCACAACTAGTTATAGCAGACATACCCTACAATATCGCTAATGATGCTTATGCTAGTAGCCCCGAATGGTACAAAAATGGTGAAATTAAAAATGGCGAAAGTGATAAGGCTAACTCAGCATTTTTTAATACCGACGTAGATTTTAGGGTGGCTGAGTACATGCATTTTTGTTCAAAAATGTTGATCAAAGAGCCTAAGGCAACGAATAAAGCACCAGCTATGATTGTGTTTTGTGCATTTCAGCAGTTGGGGATGGTTATCGAGTATGGTAAAAAATATGGATTCCAGCACTACATTCCACTGATTTTTATCAAACAAACATCTGCACAAGTTTTAAAAGTAAATATGAAAATTGTTGGAGCTACTGAGTACGCTCTAGTCCTATATCGAGATAAACTGCCGAAATTTAACAACGATGGTCGTATGGTAAAAAATTGGTTCACATGGGACATTGATAGTAGCTATCCCAAAATAGCACCAACGCAGAAGCCAATACCAGTTTTGAGGCGTTTAATTGAAATTTTTACCGACCCTGGAGATGTGGTGATTGATCCTGTAGCTGGGAGTGGGTCAACTTTAAGAGCGGCTATTGAGCTGAATCGTGACGCTTACGGTTTTGAAATAGATAAAAAAATGTATCAAAAAGCCGCGAAAAAAATGCTAAAGCATGCCGAAGTGCCACTATTTTAAAGGAGGACTAGCAATGACACACGTTAAAAAACTATATCGCAAAAGCAAAAATGGCAAGTACGTGTTCCTTGGGCACGTGCCAGATAACTATCCATTGGGTGAAAACGAGAAATTCGCAGATACGGAGGTAACGAAAAATGGAAATAAAAGGGAATAAGACACTTGTCTTCAATGATGTTCTAAATGGCGAAACTTGTGAACAGCCTTTAAAAAAGTTGCGTGGTGCGACCATATACGTACGAGCACACATAGTGTTTTACATGCTAGTTTTTGTGGATAGAGGACATGAGGTCAGCAAAGAGGACTATGACTGGTGCGTGGATTACTTAAAAGCAAAGGCGGGTAACCAATGAAATTATTAATAATTTTAATCGGCTTTTTGGGAGCAATTGCATGCATAGCAGCGTTCGTGTGTTTTTACCTAGATAACGAAAAATTAGGTTGGTCATTCTTTATAATATTTGCTGTCTTAGCGGTTGTAGCTGGTTTGTTTGAAAAGTATATGTGGTGGACTAGCTGGGGGTGGTAAATGATGAAAATTATAACTAAAGATAACTCTAAAATTAAACAGGGTTCAATAATTAGGACTAATCGATTAATCGGGAAACGTGCAGAGTACTTAATGATTGCTGACAATCTAGACGGTACATATGCTCTAGTTGATCTAGTTAGAGGTGTAATCAAGCAGTGTAAATTTACTAGCTCTGAGTTGACAGAATATTTATGGGAATATCCATTTAATCGTATATATAGTTCTGACGAAATCAAATTAATTCTAGGTGGTAAAAATGACTGAAGAAAAAAGAATATTTAACAACGGTAAATATTGCGCATATTTCAAAAATTATGGATGTAATCAGTTTCTTATGATTCATGAGTTGGATGAAAGGCATCCTAAAGCTGACCCGTTTACTTATGATGACTTAAAAAGTGGCGTATATGGTATCGGTAAGATAGTGGTCGATATTATAGGCATTGATGAGTTCTGGGATAAGTATAGTAAACCTGTTCCAGAGAAAGAGTATCACGTTATTGTCCCACATACTAAAAACAATATGTACTGTAAAAACGGTTTAGGCTTATCAGTTGTAAGTGATGAGGGTGATCTAGATTATTGCGAATTTACCGAAGCAGAAATTAAGAAATTTCACTTAGAGGATTGCGAGAAGGTGCCGGTTGATGGTTGATTTTATGAAACAACACAAATTAATCGTGATTGCCATTTCTGTGTTTTCTTTAGCTATTTTGACCTTGGTATTACTAGCTATAATAGTTAACACATTCAGAATTATTGGCTATCCAATGAGTAAATCGGATGTTCAAGATGTTAGTGTCGCTTTTGTTCTTTTTGACTTTTTTCTTGGCATACCAATTATTTTAACCGAAATTTTAGATATATAAATGCTATGGGAATCAAATCGGAACACGAAATCCAAAAACAAATTCAATTAAATTTATCAGCCAATCAGTGTACAGTTTTTCGCGCGAACGTGGGTAAAGTTCTGATGAAAGACGGTCGCTGGTTTGATACAGGCTTACCTAAAGGTTTTCCTGATTTAGTTGGCTTTCGGTGGATTGATAATCAAATCTTTTTCATTGAAGTAAAGTCGGCAACGGGTAAACCGCGACCAGAACAAATCAGATCTCATAACATGCTACAAAAACGAAAAATTGTGCATGGTATAGCTAGGAGCGCAGATGACGCTTTAAAAATCGTGAAAGAAGGGTTAGTCGGATATGGGTACTGAAATCTGTAAATATTGCCAAAAAAGCGAAGTAATAGTTGAAAAATTAAATGGTTATACGGGTAAAATTAAAATTCGTGAAAATTTGTTAAATACACAAATTAAAGATGACAACAACTATGGTTGGGCAAGCGTTTCGTATCAAATAAACTACTGCCCTTGGTGTGGTAGGGCTTTAAAAGGGAAGTGATAAAAATGAGATTATCGCAAAAAGTTTGGGATTTAATACATAAAATAGAAGATAAATATGGAACGCTCGTCATACCTGACGATAACCCGTTAATGGTTAAATTGCATAAAGAGATGGGTGTAGCTCAAGAATTTGTAAAACATGATTACGACAAGGAAATAATTAGGTTGATAAAGCTCGGCTATAACTATCGCGAAATTAGCGCAAAAGTTGGTCACAATCCTAGCGCTTGTCGCAGAATAGCAGTGCTATATGGTTATCATACTAGACCTGTTTTTAAGTATGTTGTTAACCCAGAAAATCAACCTGAAATTTATTTAGCCGCTACAACTAATCTGCAATATTTTGGTATCTCACAAAGCAATCATTCCAATGAAGTTTATAAGCGAATGCGGAAACACATTAATCTGATAACTAAACGCACTCATTGGTGCGACATACCCCAAGGTGGTAGATATATGGTTCCTAAGAATAATACGAAAATTTTTATTAAAGAATAGGTCGGTAATGGATGATGATTGGAGTTGAGCAATCAGTTTTGTTTAAGAAAGCGAAATTAGATAAAGCAAAAACAGCGCAAGCAGTTAAAAATTTTTTTACAGAAGACTTTGGTCATTATCTTAATCTGGCCAACAAACACCTAAGCGACATATCAAGCCCAACTCTTGACCCTAATAACGTTGGTGGACATGATGGACGCAATCATCAAGATGAACGCATAGTTGTTAATCTCGACGCTCAAGCTTGCGTAAGAGCGGTTGATCATGCTCTTAGCAGTTGCAATTATTCTAGTGGAATAATTTTATATTTATTTTTTATAAAAAAGATGCCAGATACAAAAATTGCAGAAAGATTAGGTTATCAGTCAGCTCGCTATTATCAATTGAAAAATAGTGCGTGTGTTGAGTTTGCAGAACGCCTTGATTACTGGCGGAAAAAAGATAGTGCTTCAATTAGTGATTTACGAGTTTTTTTAAAATCATAGAATCATCATAGGTTTTGCATAGGATTATCATAGGTTGAGTAGAGATAATACGTTGTATTATGGTATTGTCGAAAAACCATTTCCCTTAATCTTTCGACAATAAATTTCTTTTTTTCAAGGTTTAAAAAAACTCCTTTCTAGAAGTATAATTTACAAGTTGCGGTAATGGTTGTAAGCAGGTTCGAGTCCTGCTACCGCAATAGCCCGCGACGACCCATTGAAGTGCTTTAAGAGTTAGCACTGGCGAGCGGGCCTGTGTTAAAAAGAAAATAAACGATATACAAGCATCTTAGCGGTGCTTTTTTTATGAAGAAATTAAATTTGTGTTGTATGCGTGGAAGTAGGTGAGACAAATAGTGGTAAAGAAAAAGCAATATAAAGGTAGGGTAAATGACTGGCTAACACCAGAAGGACTAGAAACACTTAAGCATTGGGCAAGAAATGGACTTACTAATGACGATATTGCTCATAACATGGGAGTCAGCCGTGACACTTTATATCGCTGGAAAAAAGCGAAATCAGACATTTACGACGCCCTAAAAGAAGGACGCATTCCAGCAGATGCAAAAGTTGAAAGTGCCCTGCATAAACGGGCAACTGGATATATGACAGTTGAAGAACATGAGGAATTGATTAAGCAGGACGATGGAAGTTCAAAAATGGTGGTTGTATCAAGAATAAGAAAGTTTGTCCCACCAGATACAACAGCAGGTATTTTTTGGCTAAAAAACCGTGATCCAGAACATTGGCGCGAGCAAAAAGAAATTGGTATTAATGGTAGCATTAAGACTAATAGTAATCTTGATAAGTTAAGTGACGAAGATTTACGTAAACTAACCAAATTAGCTGATGATGACAATGATTAATTTAACTATGGATGATAAGGCTGAACTTGCCTTAAGAGCTAAAGAGGAACTGGCTAGGCGTAATTACGTTGACTATTTTAGTTTGGCAAATCCCAAGTCAAAACTATTTGCTCACACAAAATACATTTGTGAGAAAATGCAAAAGATAATCGATGGTGAACGCAAATTCTACATTGTAGAAATGCCGCCTCAGCATGGAAAATCTATGACGATTACGCAAACTTTTCCAAGTTATTATCTTATGCGGCATCCCGACAAAAGAGTCATGATTTCAGCATACTCACAAGACCTATTTACTACATTTAGTGATGCGAACAGAAAGCATTTTGAAGAATGGGCTTATCCACTTTTTGGATTGCAACCAGAAAAAAATACTTCAAAAGAGTTCCACGTTAAAGATCATCGTGGGACTTTTTATGCTACATCAATGCTTGGTGGTGCATCTGGTAGACCCGCTGACCTGCTAATCATTGACGATCCTATCAAGAACAGTGAGGAAGCAATGTCAACTACGATTAAAGATAAGATATGGAATGAATGGAACCTAACCTTTTTTCCACGTCTGCAAAAAGGTGGTTCAGTTATAGTCATCATGACTAGGTGGCAAATTGATGACCTAGCAGGAAGATTGATGAAGAAAAAGTCACTACCATGGGAAGAGTTGAAGTTACCAGCGATTGCAGAAGACATCCCTGATGGAGAGACTGATGCAATTGGTCGGCATAACGGGGATGCCCTTTGCCCACAACTGCATACGATTGACTCACTTAAGATACATAAGCATGATATGGGATCACAGAAGTTTGCTGCACTATATCAGCAACGACCTAGTTTAGCTGCTGGCAACATTTTTAGACGGGATTGGGTAAAATACTATGTTCCAACCAAAAAAATGCAAGCAGAGCTGCAACTGACCAATGAGCAAGCAATGGTTTTGCCACTACACTTTACAGAAAAGGTACAGTCATGGGATGCAACATTTAAATCTAAGGAGAACGATGACTTTGTTGCTGGCGAGGTTTGGGGCAAGAGAGATGCTAATTATTTTCTATTGGATTGGCGACATGCTCGTATGACTTTTACAGAAACGATAGCGGCTATTACAACGATGACAGCTAAACATCCTGATGCACGTAGTAAATACATCGAAGATAAGGCTAACGGTAGCGCAATAATTGATACTCTTAAAAATAAGATTGAGGGCATTATTCCGGTTGAGCCAGATGGTGGTAAAGAAGTCCGTGCTAGTGCTGTTAGTCCTTTATGGGAAGCAGGCAACGTCTATGTTCCACATCCCTTGTGGAAGCCTGAAATTGAAGAAATGCTTGAGGAAATCTTTAACTTTCCTAATGGTCCACATGATGATTGGGTTGATGCCATGACGCAAGCACTGAACTACATGGGTAAGCAAAAATCATTCTTTGAAGTTTATAAGTATTAGAAAGGTGATTAGATGGGTTGGTTTTTCAATAAGAAAAATGCAAAAACTAAAGTTAACCGTTTTGACTTCGATGATTACTGGTCAAAGGGAGTAACACCGTCACGATTTGGTGATACTAGACCACAATTTGTTGTTGATTCACATGATTATGACTTGCTTAACAACATGTACCAAGAAAATGGATTGGCACAGAAAGTAGTTAGAAAACCTGCAGAAGATATGACAAGAAATGGTTGGCGTATTGTTATACCAGATGATCCGAATAGGCAAGCTATTTATCAAAAGGCAATGGATAACTTACATTTAACTACGCAGCTTAAAAAAGAACTAATTTATATGCGACTTCATGGTGATGGCTATGCCAATATTGGTCTTAAAGAAATAAAGCCAAGTTCGGAATCTGACAAAGTTGATTTTAAAAACATTAAAAATGTTTCGTTTGTTCATGCATTTGGTCAAAAACACGTGCAAAAGACTAAGGCAAATGATGATCCAACTGATATAAATTATGGCCAAGAACAACAAATATTTATTAAGCCGACAACTGCAGGCAGTACGATTAATAAATATGGTTTTGCAATGCCACAGCAACCTCAAAATTACCAAGTTATTATTGATAAAAGCCGTTATTTTCACGTTGATATAGGTAAACTTGAAGATAATGATTTAGGAACATCTGTTTTAACAACATGTGGTGATCCATTAAAAGTGCTTAATTCAGGGTTATATTCTGACGGTAAAATCTTGTACGAATATACGTTGAAGATTTTCCAGTCTAGCAGAATTCGTGATATGGAAGGTAATCCTAAAGAACGTGCAAAGGCGCAAGCCATACTAAATCAAGGGATGTCAACCGAATCAGTTTTTGCTATTGGTGATAATGAAACCATGACAAAATTAGGTACGAATGTTGGCGGTATTGATAAACTTTATGAATTTGCTTGGCAGCAATTAGCTGCAGCAAGTGATATTCCCAAATCAGTATTAATGGGGCAGGAAGCTGGAACTTTAGCAGGTGCGCAGTATGATGTTATTAACTATTACGATGGCATTAAAGCGAAGCAAGAAACAATTTTAAAGCCACAGATAGAATACATCGTTAAATTGCTGATGTATTCAACTGATGTTGCAGGTGGCTTTGATGATCCCGATAAAATTGATTGGCATATAGAATTTAATCCTCTCTGGACAGCTGATGATGTAACGCAAAGTAAAACACTGCTGCAAAATGCACAAGCAGCAAATGCTTTGGTTAGTGCTGGTATTTTAGACCCTGATGAAGCTAAACAAATGCTTGGAGGGCAACATAATTCAGTAAGTGCTAAGACTGATAGTGCTGATAAACAGTTGACTGAAAAAGAAATTGAGAAGATGAGGCAACAATTGATTAGCTTTATTCATGGGGATGCACAAGATGACAAAAAGCAAGAAGCTGATTAAGGAAGAGGTTAGACTGCTTACACATGGCATTCCCACTACAAGGTATCCCAGAAAACTAGAAGACTGGTATGCACGAGAACTTGGCAAGTTGGTAACTAGATGGCGAGCGATTGCTACAACTTATCTTGACCAACTAGTAAAGGAACACGTCCGCGGTGGGGCTGCTTTTTTAGCTGATAATAAAAAAGATAGACATAGCCAAGATATGCCACCGGTTCATAACTGGGTTGATGATATGAATCAAGCTATGAAAATGATTGATGATGCCATACTTGCATCCCAAACAGAGCAAGATTTTACTAAATTGGCGACAAGATTAGTTAATGGTATTGATAATTTTTCATACCTTAACGTCAAAATGCAAACTAAGATTGCTAATATTGACCCAATCAGTAGCAATCAAGCAATTAGCGACTACATTAAAGCCAAAATTGCAGAGAATGCTGGTCGAATAAAACGGTTGAGGTCGGAATATGTTGATAAGCTACAGAGTGAAATTTACAATTCAATTACCAAAGGCGGTGGTATTTCCGACCTGACTAAGGCAATTACTAAGACAGGCGAAGTAACTAACAAACATGCTGCATTAATCGCCAATGATCAGACAGGTACGATTATCAGTCAATTGGATAGCTATCGCTCAAAGGCCGCAGGCGCACAAAAGTATATTTGGCAGTCAATGGAAGATGAACGTGTGCGTCCAGCACATGCCGAGCTTGACCAAACAGAGCAGAGCTACGATGATCCAGACGGTGGTGATGATGGACAATTGCCAGGTGAGCCAATAAGGTGCAGATGTGTTGCAGTACCAATCTTTTAGGGATGATAAAAAAATAAATTCTTTTAAAATATCCCTTTACTTTTATGCACTAATAGTGCATAATAATATACGTAAGGAGGAAACACCAATGCCGATGAAAACAAAAGAATTTGTGAGACTTTTAAAAAGAAATGGTTTTGTAAAGGTTTCACAAACAGGCTCCCATGCAAAATACAGAAACGGAACTAGACAAGTTATAGTTCCAATACATGCACGAGAATTGCCTAAGGGAATTGAACATTCCATGATGAAGCAAGCAGGGCTTAGATAAGCCTTGTTTGGTGTATTCCTATATGAGAAGAGGTATAAAAATGGCATATAAATATTTTGGAACGTTATTACATAATATTGCAGATAATGTTTGGGAAGTTAAATTTGAAGATTTTCCTGAAGCAATAACTTTTGGTGAAACTCCTGCTGAAGCTTACAGTTATGGCAAAGATGCGTTAATTTTAGCTTTAGATGGTAAAACAAATTTTCCTAAGCCTACTGAATTTAAAAAACAGGTTGATTTTAATAGGTCAGACTACGATGAAGCTTTTCAACTACCTTTTGAAGTAACAAAAGCAGAAATTGAAAGCACTGTTAAGCACGAAAAGGTTAGAAAAAATCTTACTATACCTAAATATCTTGCTGATGCAGCAGATAAGAAAAATATTAATTATAGTAAGCTTATGTCTAGGGCTTTAGAAAAAGAATTAGGCGTATAAAATTAACAATATTGATTATGAGCAGAGCGTAAGCCTGCTTATTTTTTTACTTCAAATTGGAAGGAGGTGATGGAAATGTCAAAGGATGTTTCAACTGAAGATACCAAGATGCCTGATAAAACAACTGAACCAAGTAAGCAAGTGCATGCTGAGTCGGTTGGCACTGTTAATTCAGCTAGTGACAACATTGATAAGTTGTTAAGTTCGAATAGTGCTTCAAACTCAACAATTGTAAGTGAATCAGCTACTAGTAGTTCAACAAGTAAGGAGAATCAAATGGATAATTCAGATTTGCTGCCTAATGGTGACCGCAAAGTTATTGTTAAGGAAGGCGATAGTATTTATAGCATCGCACAAAAATATCATGTAGGGATGCAACAACTGCGGTTCTATAACAATGTCAATAAGCATACGATGAAGATTCGTGTCGGTCAGGAAATTATCATTCCTGCACATTTTGTTAGTATTCCAGTAGGTGAATAATTGTGCTGGTAGAAAGATATGATACAGCACCAATCAACCAGTTGAATTTTGATAGTTTGACTGGCTTTTTAATTGCCAAAAATGTGCCAATTGCACGCGCAGGAGTGTTCTCATATCGCAAAGCTGATGGTTCATTTCTTATGGAAGCAAAGCTGCCAGAAGAGTTATTGTCCGATGATACGGTAGCTACTGTTAACTGCAAACCAATTACAGACAATCATCCTCGTGAAAATGGGGAGAATGTGTTAGTTAATAGAGGTAATTCAGCCAAATACATGAAAGGTTTAACTGCCTCAAATGCACATGTTGATAGTAGCGATAATACGTTACGGGTTGATATGACTATTTCTGATCCAGAGCTTATCAAAGAAGTTCAAAACGGTAAGGAAGAACTATCAATTGGTTTTCAGACAGAAGTTGAACCACGCAAAGGCACATATAAGGGTATGGCATTCGATGCCGTACAGAAAAATATTCAAGTTAATCATGTTGCGATTGTTGACCGTGGACGTGCTGGTCATACGGTGCGGCTAACAGGTGACAGCGCAGAAAGCGTGATTGATGACAATCGAGAAAGGACAAACGAGCAGATGGAAACTACAAAGGTAAGACTTGATGGTGAAAATATCACGGTAGCTACTGATGACGCTGATAAAGTTACCAAGTCTAACTCATCGTTAGCATCTCTAAAGGAACAGCTTAAGGCGGAACAAGCAAAAGTTGCTGACTTAGAAGCTAAGGTGAAAAAAGCAGAGGGGGATGCTGCTGATAAGAAAAAGAAAGCAGATACTGCTCAAGCAAAAGCAGATTCAGCTGAAAAAGATAAAATTGAACTGCAAACTAAATTGGATAAGTTCAAGACTGATTCAGTTGATGAATTAGTTAACAATAGATTGCAATTAATTGATACGGCTAGAACATTGGTTGGTGATAGCTATGACTTCAACGGAAAAAATGAGAAGACTATAAAGGTTGACTCAATTAAGGCTGTTGATTCTAATTTTGACGAGAAAGATAAGTCTGATGATTATATTGACGCTTATTTTGATAGTCAAGTTAAGAATGCTACTAAAGGCAGAGTTATAGGCTCACCAAGCTTCAAGGGTGATAATGGTGATGAACTTGGAGTCAACCCTTGGGCAGATTTATACAACAAGGAGGCTAGATAATGGCTATTCCAGATGGAACTTTTTACCAAGGACAACAAATTGGTTTTGGTAAACCAGCAACGCTAGAGCCTAATATTACTAATTCTGATACTGCAGGCGCAGAAATTAAATATGGTCAAGCTGTCAATTTTGATAGTAATGGTAAAGTTGTTCCTGCTACGCATGCACCAATTTACGGGGTCGCGTGGGCAAAACAATATGTTGATGGCTATGCAGTGAATGAAGAAACTAAGGCTGCTGCAAGATGGCACACTGGTGAAACAGTATCTGTTATGCGTGATGGAACTATTGAAGTTTGCGCAACAGAAGATGTTAATAAAAACACGCCGGCAACAGTGGACGCTAATGGTAATTTTAAAATGGCAGATACCAATGATTTTGTGGTTGGACTATTTAGAACAGCTGCAAATGCTGGTGAAGGCGTGGATTTGCAAATTCGTATTACTAATGCACAGCCACAATCAGTGGCACCAACATCACAATCGGCACAGCCAAAACAAGGAGGTAATAGTTAATGCCAGTTACATCATTAATTCCTAAATCAATGCTGACTACTATTGATAAGGTGGTTCGGACACCTAAAAAAGGGCAATTGCTTGGAAGACAATTAATTAAAAGTAGTAGTACTTTACATCCATGGGATGATTACTACAAATATCAAATTGTTAACAGTTTTGGCGAAGCTAAACCAATGGCTGACCATGCTGAAGATTTTCCAGTTACTGATGTTGACGCAACGGAAGCTGGGCAAAATATCATGGACTTTGGTCTAGGTATTACATATTCAGATAAGGAATTAGGTCAAGCACGCCAAGCTGGTGTCAATCTTGATACACAGCAAGCAGAGGCAGTTAATCGTGGTTTTGCTGAAGCGGATGATAAGTTGATTTTTAATGGAAATACAGATTATGGTATTCCTGGATTAATCAACACCAAAGATGGGCAAACTACTACTGCAAGTAAGCAATTTTCAAGTAACGATCCTAAAGCATTAATGGCAGAACTTAAGGCTGACAGGCAAATGATTACACAAAAGGTTGGCTATGAAAATGCGACACCAGTATTAGCATTACCTGGGGATGCTTATGATGCTTTAGATGTACCATATAACGACTATCAACCAACAACTCTATTACAGCTATTGATTAATCGTGGTTGGTTTTCTCAAATTGTTAAGGTTAATGAGCTTGATAAAAAGCAGAGCGGATTAAAGAATAATGTTGGCTTAATGTTTGTTAATACGCCAGATGTTGTGCAAATCAAAGACGCAATGCCAGTAAGCTTATCTGGACAAGTCAAAACACTTACTGGTGTGAAGATTGCTTATCGAATGCGGACTGCTGGTGCTGTAGTATTTTATCCAAGCGCATTTTTAACGATCGATAAAGTTTAGTTTTTAGGAGGGCATAGAAATGGCGATTACACCATTAACAACGGCTGAGGCAGTTAAAAATACAGCACCAGACCTAACAAATTCTATGTCAGATGATACGCTTAAAATGTTAATCCAAGATGCAACGTCTCAGGTGTTGAGTGATCAATTTCCAGAGCATGTACAGGCAGGCGGTCAAGAATTGCCTATCAGAGAAGAAGCAGCACGTTACTTTACATTGCATTTGTGCTCAATGGATAGTAAGTCAGCTCAAGGTATTCAGGCAGAACAGGTTGACGTAATAAAGCGACAATACTTTTCTAAAAATATTCAAGGGCAAAGGTGGATTGATAGCTCAATTTGGGGGCGTAGATATAAACGATTACTTGATCAATATGGTCAGGTTGATGACATATCATGGATAGTAGCGGAGCATTAAAATGGAACATTATAATAACTGGCCTAGGGTCATCAGGCAGCTTGAATCTTTAAACAAGCATGCAGTGGCAATAGGCTTTTTTGGTGAAAAAAATTCTCAGTTGCTAACAATTGTTAGAGCTAACGAATACGGTGCGCATATTGTACCTAAGAAAGGGCAATGGCTGACGATACCAACTGAGAACGTTCCAATAGGTTCAGATGGTGCTCCTAAGTCTGCAAAAGAGATACCGGGGCTATTTAAGCCAAAAGGTAAGAACGTCTTAGCTTTTTCTAATAATGATGGTACTCTGACAGTCATGTACTACTTAGTGAAAGAAGTAAACATCCCTAGTCGACCGTTTATTCGGTTAGCTCTAATTGAAAATACTGAAAAATATAAACATATGATTGAGCAAGGTATTGAAGATATTACCTTTAATGGCAGTAATGCTATAAAGGTACTTACCAAGCTTGGTGTTACTGCGGTTGCTGATATCAGAAAATCAAGTATTACGCTTAGCAAGCCAGCTAATGCGCCAGCTACGATAGCACGTAAGAAGAGTTCAAATCCACTTGTTGATACAGGTAATCTTCAGCGGAGCATCACTTATAGAATCATCTAGGGAGGTGATCCAAGTGGGAATGTATATTCCAGTAAAAGAATTAATTAGAGATTTTGGTCATGATATCAAGGTTTGGGATGCAGACAAGTTTAAACCTAGCAAAAATATTGCAGGTATTCCGCAAAAAGTATTTCTTACAGCTGAAGAAGCTGAAGTTTTACATGAAGTGATATATCCATATTCAGAGAGGTCACAGCTTGCGACATACCTCACGGGTGGTAATCAGTTACAAATCGACCTGATATGGTTATCAACGCATAGATTTCCTAGGGATACTATTGTGGAAGTGGCTAATTTAAACCGTAAGTTTAAAGTTGTTGCAATTGCTAATTGGCAAGACTATTCAGATTTGATTGTCTATGAACTCAAGGGAGATGATCAGCATTAGTGAAGCAATTGTTCTTTCTGACCAACAGTTGTTGATTGAAATTTTAAGTAAAGTAACAGAACGGGCATGCAATACGCCTTTGATTGCTGCTGATTTAGCATCAGGACGTACGGAATACCCGTTTTTTACGTTTAGTATCATTCAGGCTGATCAAGAAATAACGTCAGATTGGATTAACAAACACAGAATTTATAATTGCTACATCCAAGTTGACGCACATGCTGACGATTTCTGGCAAGCCTGCAACTTATCGCAAAAATTATTTGAAGCGTTGAATGACCCTGGTTATCGACGCTTTTTTAGTCAGTGTGATATTGTACCTGGTCAACTTAGTAATTCGGCAAGTCGTAGTGTGCTTGAAGGTGTCAATTACGACTATGATTTTGGCTTTGATGTGCTTTTTCAAGTTAGAGCGGGATATAAGTTCGATATTGACCAACTTAACTTTGATTACAGTGCTGAGACAAGCATTGAGAGCGTAAATATTAGTGATTTGATTGATAATCAATCGAATATTGAAGTAAATAAAGGAGATAAATAATGGCAGATGTTATTACTGCACCATTTGACCGTGTGTCAGATGTTAATGTTGTAGTCAACCTACAGTCACCGAGTCCAAAAATTGGTTTTGGCAACATATGTATTTTGACGGTTACTCCGGCAGCTGGGTCGGATGGTACCGGTGGTGGCGTGCCCAATGTGGCTACTGATAAAGACGGATTACTTTTGAGTAAGACTGATCCTGAAAGTCAGGCGGTCTATAAGGAGTATGGTAACTTTGATGCAATTGCGTTAGATTATCCAGAAACAACAGATATTTATAGAAAAGCGGCAAGCTATTTTGCACAAAAGAATCCGTCAGATAGACTTGCTGTTTTGTCTTATCCTGCAGGTAAGATTTTGCCAGCATTAAAAAATTTTTGGTTTAATAATTTTTATTTTGCTGTTTTTGATAAGCCTAATCCTGATGATGAAATTACGGCTTCAAATATTTTTGAAATTAACAAAAGTAAATTTTTAGTAACACAATCTGTTAAACCAACTGATTATGCTAGCTGGGAGGGCAATGATTATACTGTTAATCTTGTACATCCCATGAATGAAGCATTTGATACAGCATTTCTTGGCCGTTGTGCTAGTTCACTTGTAGGATCGATAAACTGGAAGTTTAAACAGCTGATTGGTATTACACCACAGGAATTAACTGCTAGTGAAAAGAAGGCGATTGACCAGCATCACGGCATTGTATATGTTGATATTGCTGATGTTGGTGAAACTAGCGCGGGTTGGACTTCATCTGGTCAATATATAGATCAATTGCATGGTGACATTTGGATTAAAGCGATGATTCAATACAATGTGCAAAAGTTACTTCAGAATAACGACAAGATTGCTTATGAACAAAGCGGAATCAACCTGATACAAAGTGTTGTCAATAATACACTTGAACAGGCATATCAACAAGGCATTATCTTAACTAATGAAGCTACTAAGCATGGTGATTACAGTGTTACTGCTTCAAGTAGGAATGTACAATCACTAGTTGACTTGTCTGCTCGTCGTTATGGTGGTATCCAGTTTACTTACCATCGTGCTGGTGCTATTGATAGTGTTACAATTACTGGCTTAATTAAATCAGATACAATTGCTGCTTAAAAGGAGGTATAAATAAAATGGTTAATGCAAATCATACTTCAGAAATGCGTACATATGATGCTGCCCAAATAACATTAGTAGTTGATGGTCAAGAGATGTATGGCTTTAAAGGCGGGACTGATTCGGTATCAGTAGCATACAGTTCTGATAAAGTAACTGCTGACCCTGATTCGATGGGAACAACTGTATTTTCAATTAATAATAAAAGTGATGGAACGATTACAGTAAACCTGAATCAACAATCACCGTGTTGCAAGAAACTAGGTGACATCTGTAATAGTAATAAGGTTGTTCCAGTTGATCTTAATGCTGGTACAGAGCATACATGGTCAGCTCAGGCTTATATTTCAAAACTACCAGACATGGGCTATGGCGATAATGCTGGTGTTAGAACTTTTGCAATTAAAGCTGCTGATTTACAAACTGAATATATTTAAGGAGAAAAATAATGGCTGATTCAAAAAACACAAAAATTACAAAAGAAATTGCTGAGACTAAGAAAAAGCAAGCTGAACAAGTAAAAACAAGTTTAATTGCTAATCGTGCTGGACAAACAGAAGAAGTAGTATTGGGTAAAGGTACAGGACATGAGTTATCCGTGACTCTACGTTATCCGGGTACCATTGCAGCTGCTGGAATTATTGATGGTTCTGTGAACCGCTTTGATAACTTTGTTTACAGTGCTGTAATTGAACAGGCAATTGATGCAGGTGTAATCGTATCGCCAGCAATTACTGACTTAACGTTCTTTGACACCCACCACGGATTCATTGACCTAGCTAACGCTATTATTTCCTTTCTTACAAAGCGGCTTAACTAGTCATAGGAATAAATTTGAAATTGAAAAGGAAGCAGATAAAATCGAGCTTCCTTTTTGGTTAATTATGCATGGTGTTCCGAAAGGGTTGGTTGAGGGAGCAACGACTGATCAACTGCTGGTATATGCAGAATTGGTTAATCGTGATTTGAAGGCAAATCGAAATATCATGGCTAATGCAGTAAATCTTGGTGCATGGGGAGGTGACAAGTAGTGGCTGGTGCAGTTAGACAAGAAGGATTTAATCTTCATGCAAAAGTTGACTATTCCGAAATTGTTAAAGCCAATGATGAAACAAACAAGTTTGTCGCTAAGATGCGTGAAGCTAACCAGCTACTACATAATCTTAAGTCGCCCAATAATCTTGATTCTGGTTTTAGAAAAGCTAGGGAAGCAGCAAATGCAGCGGCAGATTCTTTACATAAGTATGAAAGTGCAAGTAAAGCCGCAGGTAGTCAAGTTGCTAGCAGTATGCATGAAGCCCAGAATGCTATTATTGGGCTTGATGGTAAGATTTTATCAACTGGCAAATCAGCAGACAAACTAAAAAATAAAACTGAGAGTGCTGGCAACGATGCAAAGAAAGCTGGCGAAAAATCTAGTTTTATATTAGATAAGCTTGCTGCAAAACTTAATATCAACACTAATGATATTAAGAAAATGAATAATGAAGTGTCCAATTCAAGTGGACATTTTGGAAAAGTAAAAAGCGTATTAGGTAAAGTTGCCATTACAGCTGGTACTGTTACTGCTGCAGTGAGTGGAATTGCACTTGCTTTCGATCAAGCAGCTAAAGGCGGTTCAGCATTACAATCTACTTATTTGGGATTAGATGCAATGTTAGAAGCTAACGGGCAAAGCAAAAAGTCTGCAGCTTTTGATGTTAATAGGATTAAGGCTAGTTCTGAAGCTACTTCAAATAAATATGGTATTGATCAGAATACTATTGGTAGCCAAGCTGTTGAACTTTCTAAGCGTGGCTATAATGGTTCAGCTATCCTTGGCTCGAATACAATTTATGCTAAAGCTGCTGTAGCTGCTAAAGAAACTGGCCAGACACTAGAAGAATCGTATAGAGATGCAATTGATGCTGGTACGTCTGTCATGGAAGCTTATGGGTTAACACAAAAGGCGGGTAATAGTGCAGCTAAAATGGCTCGCTATACTAAGTCCACGATGAATAAGCTTACTTATGTGGCTAATGAGACAGTATCAAGTCTTAGTTCGTTAACAGAAGCTAACTCATATTTTGCTTCAACTGCTAAATCAAATAATCAGAGTATGGATACTGCACTGGCGCTTGAAGGTACACTTTCACAGGCTCATATTGAAGGCTCACGTGCAGGTACTAACTTAGTTGGTATAACATCTGTACTAAATAATCCAACAACGGATAGACAGCAGAATGCCCTTGCTAGATTAGGTTATACATATACCAAGCGTGTAAAACTTAGTCACGGTGAAATTAAACGTGATAAAAAGGGTAATATCCAATATACAAATGATTTTGCTGGTAATTTCGTAGATAAGAAAACGGGAAAGATGAAGCAGTTAACTGACATCTTTGCTGATTTTCAAAAGAGAGCTAAAGCACGACACCTTAGCTCTTCCGAAACAAATCAGATTTACTCTAATTTGTTTGGAAGACAAAATTCCAATGCAGCTATTGTATTAGCAAAGCATGGTTCTGAGGCACAAAAATTAGCTAAAAATACTGCTGATCCAAGTCAGACCAGTAAGGCTGTCGACAGTATGGCTAAAAAGAAATCTGAATCATACGATAATCAAATAGCAAGATTTAAAAATATTTGGAAAAACACTTCACAAGATTTGGTAATGAAAGTATTACCCAATGCAACAAAATTTTTACAGAGTGTAAACAGCTTTATGGAGAGTTCTAGTAAAGCACTCTCACATGTTCCTAAACCAATTCAGAATATCACAGGTGTTGTTGGTGGTCTTGTTGGTATGCAAGCTGCTACCAATCTTTTAGGAAAAGGCAGTAATTTTTTACTTGGTACTCACTTTAAAGGTGGAATAGTTGGCAGAATAGGCAAAAAGCTTATCGGTTCATTTAGTGAAAATGAAGATGGTAAGCGAATTTTTAATAAAGGTTATATTCCTAAATTATCAGGTTGGCTATTTGGCTCTAAAACTAAAAATGAAGCCGGAAAAGTTGTTAAAACTAAAGGTGCTATCCCAAGAGCATATAACGCTACTAAGAATGGCTTTAAGTGGACTGGACGTAAGATTGGCTCAGGCGCAAGTAAAGCTTGGTCTGGAACTAAAACTGGTGCTGGTAAGGCGGCAGATGGTATCAAGAGAGGCGCTAAATCTGCAACAACTTATATCAAAACTAAAGCATGGCCTGAAATTAAAGGTATTGTTTCAAACAATAATCTCTTTGGTCAAAATACATCAGGTAGGCTTACTGGTATGTTACAGTCTACTAAATCTGCTGATGGCTTTGACAATCTCACGACAGCTGGTAAAGTTGCTACAGGTGCAGCTACAGTAGGAGTTGCCGCAGACGCTGGTTTAAGTATCTATAAGGGAATCAAAGCAAAAGCCGGTTCTAAGGAACGCTATCAAAATATAGGAGCTGGTATAGGCTCAGGCATTGGTGGTGGGATTGGACTGTACTTTGGTGGTCCGCTAGGCGCTGCTTTAGGTTCACAACTTGGCAAGTTAGCTGGTAAATGGGGCGGACAAGCTGTTCACAGTTTTAAAAATGGTTGGAATGACAAAAAGCCGCCCAAAAAATTCTGGTCAATTGAAAATCTTGGTTGGTCTACACATGATACGGTCAAGAAAGTCAGTGATGGTGCTAAGTTAGCTATGGGTTCGTTTAAGAAAGGTTGGGATGCTAAAAAGCCACCTAAAAAGATATTCTCATTGCAATATTTAGGCTGGGCAACCAAACATGGAGGCTGGCCTGCAATTATAGGGGATGCTGCTGGAAGAGCAGCTAAGTCAGTACAAACTGGCTGGAACGCAAATAAGCCGCCTAAGAATTTCTGGAGTTTGGAAAACTTAGGATATTCTGCACATAATATGTGGAGTGGCTTTAAATCAAGCGTTGAGGGTGTAATCAAGTGGTTCAAGGATAAGTGGCAAGGCCTTGAATCATGGTTTAACAAAACACAACAGAACTTTAGTAACTTTGGCCACTCAATTGACTTCACAGATAAAAATTCCAATGTTCGTAAAGGTATAGGTTCATTCTTTGGCGCTCATGCTTTAGGTAGCCGTGGAGGTGCTAGTCACTATGCTTTAGTTGGCGAAGCTGGACCAGAGCTTGGCTATCGTATTAACGGCTCAAGTGCGCGTTTGCTTGGTGCCAATGGTCCAGAAGTTGTCAAAGTACACTCTGGAGAAAATATTTTGCCGGCAGCGCACACGGCCAAGGTTTTAAATGGTGGTCTTGGTTTTGGAACAGTTTTACCTGGTTATGCTAACGGTAAAGGCACAGTTACTAAATCTATAGCAACTACTTCTAAGAATGCCACTAATTTGCTCTCTACTTTAAGCAAGAAGAACAAGAGTATTTGGCAAGCAATTAGTTCTGATACTACAAGCCAAACTACTAAAACCCAGAAAGCAGCAGTTAAGAGTTATAAAACCATGAAAAATGGTGTTAATAGCACTATGACTGCTATGAAAAATTGTGTGGTTGATCTTGCTGAAGATACTTCTAAAGGTTTCGGTAAAGCACTTGGCAAGATGGACAATTATGCCCACTCGGCAATGAAAAATACCATTGTTCAGTTAAATAATGGTATTGGCGGTATCGATAAAACATTATCACAATTTGGTGGTAATACATCTGTTATCAATCCAATTAAGTTTGCCAGTGGTTCTAACGGACGTTTGGATCATGACCAATGGGCTGTGATTAACGATGCGTCCACTGGACCACGACAAGAAGCTGTTGTGCGAGACAATAAGTTATACATCCCTCGGGGTGACAATCGAATTATCCATGCACAAGCAGGTGATGAAATCTTGAATGGTAGTCAATTACAAGAATTGACAACTATGCAAGGACTGCCACACTTTGCCCAAGGGTCTGGTGTCAGTTATTCGCGCCTACGTGAAATAGCCAAAAATGGAGCCTCTAATCCGTCAAAGTCTTTTAGCGATAACTTTACCAGTCATGTAAAAGAGCAGGCACCTGACCTACAAAAAGGAACCACAGCGTTAGCTAAGAATTCGTCTACTAAGTATGGTGTGCCGTGGATGCAGGCGATTTGGAATGTCATTAAAGACAAATTCAGTGCTGGCAAAGGCGGTACTCGTGAACAGTTCTTAGATTATGCTGAAGAACATTACTCTGGCAAACCATATCAAATGGGTGCAACGGGTTCAAGTGACTACGATTGTTCAGGAATGATCAGTTCAGCATTAGCTCACTTTGGTGTCAATATTGGGCGTACTACGGTAGCTATGCAAAATAGTTCTGGTGTTCAGTACCTTGGAAAAGATTTGTCTAAGACTACTGCTGGCGACATTGTTATCTTTGGTCATGGCACTGGAGCTGCAGGTCATGTTGGAATTATCAAGAATCCGGTAACGGGTTCAATGTTTAACGAAACACCGCCTCGTGCACGTGTTACATCAATTGCTGACGATAAAGGTATGGGGTATGGTTATTACAGAGTTAAAGGACTGCATAATGCAGCTACTAAACATGCTGATAGTCGACTAGAAAAGCTAGCTAAACGTGAATTAGGTAGCAAGGCACTTTCATGGATTAGCAAAAATCTTGGTGAAGATAGTTTACTAGGAAGTTTTGCAATTGGTGGGGATGTTGCTGATAGGGCAAGAGCATTGGCTAAGGCTTTTAAGTCGGCTGATCCGAGTGCCACCAAGACTGGAATTGCGGCTATTATCGGTAACTGGAGCTTTGAATCTGGTCTTAATCCCGATATCACTAACTCAATTGGCGCTACTGGTTTAGGTCAGTGGCTAGGTGGCCGTGCAGCAAACTTGAAGAAGTATGCTAAGAAGCATGGTCAATCTTGGAAGAGTGCAGCTGCACAACTTAACTTTGCTTTGCACGGTGATGGGTCTGACTCATCAACTTTGCGTGGTATTCTTGAGGGTAAAGGCTCAGTTAGTTCACTTGCTGCTAAGTTCTCCAGTGAATGGGAACGTGGTGGTTATACTGCACAACACGTTGCTGGTGCACAAAATGTTGCAAAAATTCTGGGTTACGCTAATGGTGGTGACCCTGCTGTCGGTAAAGTCGTCAAAGTTGGCGAACATGGTCCAGAATATGCGCAATTCAAAGAGCCAGTACATGTCTACAGTAATAGTGAATCTAAACAATTTGATGAACCTAAACTAATTAAACCTAAGCAACAAGCTCAAGCACCAGTAATTAATATCAACTTCAATGCACCGATTTATGCAGCTGATAAAGCTGGCATTAAAGCGATGATGAAGAAAGCAGCTGAAGAAGCTGTCAATGCCATGATAGAGAAGATTGCTGATGAGTTCGGACTTGACCTGTCAGTCTTTTAAGGAGAGATGCATATGGTAGCAGTAACTGCTCGAAAGCAGACGAAAAGTAAAACTAAAAAAGCCCTAACTGTTAAGCAGTGTAAGGATTTAGTTAAGAAAGATAAGAATAAGTATACTAATGCAAAAAGTAAAACTAACAAATACTCGCGGCTCGCCAAAGAGTCGTCTGACTCGGTTAAAAAAAGTAAGTACATCAAGCTTAATAAAAAATGGTTAGAAGTAGTCAAATCTACTAAAAAGAAGATGTCTCGTGATCAGAAAAAGTTAAAAGTTGCTAAAGCTAAAGAAAAAATAGGTATTTTAGCAAGCAGGCAAGCTAATTTGCAAGGAATTGCTGATCAGGTTGAAGAACATCCTACACTTGGCAAAAATGAAGGTAATGCGGCAATTTATCGTAGTGATGGGAATTCTACTGAAGTTATCTTTATCTCACCTGTAGGTGGTGAAAATGAAGACAATGCAACTGATTTGACTACGTGGGCAGTTGATAAGGGAGCACCACGTAAAGATTATGCGCGTACTTCAAGCAAGACAATTACAATTACTGGTTTGATTACTGGTGATACTTCGCAAGAAGCAGAAAATAAGTACGCTAAACTGGAAGCGTGGAAAATGCATCACTACGAATTGACATATAAAGGCCGCATTTACTATCAGCACTTGATTTTGACAGGGCTTAATCGTAGTTATGACGGTTACCGCGATAACATCAAGTGCAATTTAACTTTTCAGTTTGCTTATGCGGCTAAAGTCACGACTAGCACCAATAAAAAGAGCAAAAAGAAAACTTCTAAGTCGAGTAAGACAACAAGAGGCAGTCGTAATAAAAAGTACGCGGCAATTACACTTAAACCAGGTAATACACTCTGGGGATTGTCGCAAAAATACGGCAAATCAGTAGCTTGGTTGCAAAAAGTAAATCATATTAAAGGGACAACGATCTATACAGGTAAAAAGCTGCGGGTGTCGTAAGTTCCTTTTTTAGTAGGGAGATGAAGATTAATGCGGCAATATGTACCAATTGATACTGACAATTTGCCAGATATTTTTGATATTACGTTGGCAGGCGACCTTTATGTATTTCGGGTGGACTATAACTCAGTGGCTGACTTTTATACGGCCACTATTCAAAAAGATGGGCGCACGATAGTTACGCAGGAACCACTTGTTCTTGGGCAACTGGTAGCAATTGACATCCCTGATCCCGATTTACCAACAGTTGATTTACGCGTTATTGATGAAACTGGTCAAGCTAAGGATGCCGGTGAACAAAATTTTGGTGATTTAGTACAAATTTATCTTGATGTGGTTGATCCAAACGGTTCAGAAACCGCCGATCCAACTATTACACCGTTTGGCTATGATCCAGATGAAGATAGTGATGATGAAACTGATGATGAGGTGGCGATTTAATGACCGTGATAACTGAAAACCCACATGCGTGGTTTAAAGTTGTTAATGATGCAGGAAATGAGCTAGAAGTTGAAAATAACGAAACACCGGAACATAACTATCCGTTTGCGTTTGAAGCAAATTTCTCTGATACGGCAAGCCCGCCAGTTAATACAGTTACCTTGTATAACATGTCTAAAGGACACCGCAACTTCTATCAAAAGAAGCAGAAGTGTTACTTGTACTTTAACTGGGGCGATGAAAAGAAGCTGATTAGTGAGGGGTATATCTCAAAGATTGCTAGTAATCAGTCAGATGGTGTAACCGAATCTTTAACCTTAACTTTTACCGAAGGCACAGACTATAAAAACGTTGAAGCACGTAAGTTGAAGGTTAAGAAAGACAAAAAGGTTAATCACTATAAGACAATCAAACAAATGGTGCCTGGAAAGTACGTTAATAAAAGGGTACATTACTACACTACTGAAAATGGTAAACGTGTTGGTCACTATAAAACTGAGCGCGTTTACCAAAAAGCTACTGTTAAGAAGAAACGCATTAAAACGCGGATAACCAAAACTTTTTTAACGAACAAAACTTTTAAAAAAGGTAAGAGCTACAAATTTATTATTAAGGCCATAGCAAAACAAGCGGGCATTAAAATTTCCAAGATTGAATTAGCTAAGAACCCGACAATGAAAAAAGCGTACACGGCTAAAGGTAAGCCGCTGACTTTGTTGAAGGCGTTAGTTAAAAAATGTGATTCAAAGATGACGTATGTCCGCGGCAAACTTGAAGTTGTTGACCCTAAGAAAAAGAAGCGTAGCTGGGTAGTCATTGATGATGATAGCTTGATGAATCCACCGACAATGAATGATGACAGTGATGGTAAGAGCAATACATGGGAAATTACCACGCCGCTTTTGCCTGATGTTACTGTCAATGTTGGTATCAAGATGGAATCAAAATATTTTAAGGGGAAATTTTATGTGGCTGCTGGTCAGCATTCTAGCGATGGTACTAGACCACAAACACAAATGTCACTTAAGAAAGTTTCATAGGAGAAATTTAATGAGTCAAAAGAGATTACAAAGTAGTTGGTATGAAGCTTTTCAAAAAATCATTTATGGCATTGTAGCAAGTATTGATTGTTCTTATCTTGCAGTTGTAACTAGGTATGATGATGAAAAACATGTTGCTGATATCCTACCGTTAATGAACACTTCGTATGGGGAATCTTCAGCACAATTCTTGGAAGTACCAATGCTAGAGAATTGCTACAGGTTTGATGACTGGCTAAAGAAAGTTAAACCCGACTTTGAAGCCATCGATGCTAAAATTGATACTAAATTAGCAAAATCGGCACCTAAGAAGCCTAAAATGAAAAAAGGAGCAGTTGTGCTAGTTGTTTGCTTAGATGGCAATACGGACAACTGGGACGGCACAGGAGTAACTTTTACGCCGGAAACGAATCGACAGCATGATGCCAACGATTCAATAATTGTGGGGGTAATATAGTGGCAATAGACTTAATGGTTGATGATAATGGTGATTTAGTAATTGATCCAGATACGCATGATTTGGCATTAGTAACTGATGCTGATGAACTTGCACAGCGTATTAGAGCAACACTTGATATTCGCTTTGGAGAGATGCCCAATCTTGATCCAACAATAGGTGCAGATTATAGGAATTTTTTAGGTAAAAACTTAAATGAAGCTGCTGCTGCAGCAGACATGCAAGCAGCAATTACAGCAGCAGTTCCAGAGGTAACTAGTGTTAATGATATTAAATTTAAAAAAATGTCTAATCGTAGACTAGCAGTGACGTTTTGGGTATCGTACGAAGATCCAGATAAGATAGAGCATAAGCTGAAAGGAGATTATACAATTGACTACTAATCAATATGGGTTAACTGCTACAGGTTTTCGTGTACCAACTTATGATGAGTGGGTTGATATACTCGAGAATGATTTTCAAATGCGATTTGGCACAGATATTACATTAACTAGTAATTCAAATTTTGGCATTATTATCAGAATTATGGCTTGGCGCTTAACTGAACAAAGCCAAGAAGCGCAGATGGTTTATTATGCTGCCTATGTATCAACGGCAACTGATACGGCGCTAGACCGCATTGGTGCGAATATGAGTATCACACGGAAAGTTGCCACACCAGCAATGGGTGAGATTCAAATTACAACTGAAGAAGAATATCTAATTCAAGCTGGAGAACAATTTGAAACTGAAGATGGTATTGTCTTTAATCTGATCAATGATACAGTTACAGTTAAGCAAGCAGATAATACTTGGCAAGCGACAGGGATAGTTCAAGCTGATGAAACAGGTAGCTTTAGCAATGTTATGGCAGGAACAGTTACGGTTGTAAGCAATCCTGACGATAATATTGATACAGTTATTAACCCGCAGGCAATGCATGGCGGACAAGATGATGAAACCGATGAAGAATATCGCCGGCGAATTATAATTGAGTCGTCTGCTAATCCTAGTGCTACAGTTAATGGCATTAAGTCTGCTTTACTTAACGTTTCAGGTGTTCGTGGAGTTGGCTTTGTTGAAAACCCAAAAGGACAAACAGACAGCTACGGTAACCCACCGTATTCAGTCCATATCTATACTTTAGGTGGCGCTAAACAAGATATAGCAAATACTCTTGTAAAATATGAAGGCTATGGACCAGTTTTTGTTGGCAGTGAGTCAGTAATTGCAGAAGATATGACAGGTGATAAGCGTGAATATCACTGGGACTATGCTACCGAAATTCCTATTTATGTACATATTAGTCTTAGCGTAAATGCCAATTTTAATAGTGACGATGATGTGGCAGCTATCAAAGAGGATGTTATTAACTACATCAATTCGCTTGAAATGGGCAACACGGTAATCGTGACTAAGATGTACCCAAGTGTATATAGCCTTGATGGTATTGATGAAGCGACAATTACGATTGGTAAAAATGGTGAAAATTTGTCTAGTAGCGATATAACAACAACACCACTTGAAGCACCAAAATGTAGCGTAGAAAATGTTGAGGTGATAGTTAATGGCATATAGCACAACAGATCAACTTATGGCTGAAATATCAGATCACTGGCCTAAAAATCATGAATCGAACTTTTATAAGTTATTAGATATTTTCAATTCGCATGAAGAAGCTTTAAGTGACCTAACAGAAAAAATTGCTGATTGGCGCATGATTGATAAGGCAGAAGGCTCAACACTTGACTTAGTAGGTCAACAATATGGTGTGTCCAGAATTGATAGTGATGATGGCTTTTATCGTTTTATGATTAAAATGAAGCAGCTTACGGCAAAATCAAATGGAACAGTTGATGACATTGCACGCACTGTCGCCTTGTCACTTGATATTGATATTAAAAAAATTCGTGTTGAAAGAACTGATCACAAGTATCATATTAAAGTCAGTGGTATTGCATTTGAATATGCTGATGATACAAGAAAAACTAAAGTGATGCTGACAAGATTGAAAGAAGCAATCATGTTAGGAACGTGGCTTGACAATATTGAATTTGAAATATATACAAAAACACCAATTCTACATGTGGGAGCTGGTGTTTTTTATTCGGAATTTCAGCAACTTAAAATTAAGGAGATGATGATTTGAAACAATTTAAAGACTCAACAGTAACTTCGGTAGGACAAAGCTTGATTAGTTCAGTTAATGAAGGCCGTGACAAGATGATTTACACGCGAGCAGTACTATCTACACAAGATATTAATAGTCTAACAGATGAACAATTAACTGGTTTAACTGAGTTAACTGATCAGCGACAATCTAGTCCAATTACCATTATTGATAAAAATACTAATACAATTAATATTGGTGTTGATTTTAAAAATAATAATGTCACATCTGACTATCAGTTTAATTCTGTAGGTTGGTACGCTAAGGGAACGCAAGATAATCCCAACGAGATTTTGTTTGCAGTTACACCATCAGTTGGAACTCAAACTATGCCTGCTGGTGCTCATAATGCTGCAACAGCATCAATCAGACTTAATCTGTATATTGCGTTGGATTATAATACGCAAGTGCAAGCAAATCCAACAACTTCTGGAGCAATTAATGGTAATGATTTGCAAGCTGGGTTAAATGGTTTGCTCAGTAAAGGACTGATTTATACAGGGAATGAAATTGTTAATAATGACGATGTTAATAATTATCACAATACAGCGATTATTAACATTAACGGTCAGACTGTAGATAATATGCCAGATGGTTTTAGCGGACATGGTTACTTGATTACTGTAGGTTCAAATGATACGCAAAAAGATGGTTGTCATCTGATCTATGATAGTTATAGCAATCATATTTATGTTTCCCAGTTTAATGGTGATAGTAATAATTGGAGCACATGGCAAAGGCTGGCGAACAAGAAGGAACTTGATGACGTAATTAACGATATTAACGAAAAATTAGATCAAGCTGGGAAACTTAAAAAGATTAGCGTTAACGGTGATACGCCAGTTGAACCTGACGAAACGGGGGTAGCTCACGTAAATATCCCACAACCTGATTTATCGGGATTCGTTAAAAAGGTAAATAACCATATACCTGATCAATCTGGTAATGTTGATTTAACAGATCAATTTGCCCAAAAAGCAGATTTAGGTGGTTTAACGGAATCGATTGCAGGTAAAGTTGGTGCAGTAAATGGTGTAAAGCCAGATGGTAGTGGCAACGTATCGGTTCCAACTTATGCCGCCAACCTTTTAAAAGGTACCAGTGAACAAACCCGAGATATACCACCAAATACCTCAACTGATGTTATCCATCTAACCACTTTTAGCAACACTAAGTATACAGTTGCCGTTGATATAGACTATGGCAATTGTCCATCTGGTACAGCTGGGTGTAAGTTGCAAGTAAATAACCGTGGAATACTAGTAGACAGTGAAACAATTGCAGAGGGCACTAAGGGCAGAGTAAGCATTACCTTTACAACACTGCCCAACTGCCCTTGGGTGAAAATTCTACTCACTAGCAACTCTAGCTACACAGGGAAATATAGCTGTCTTAAAGCTAGTCAATGGCAAGACAACAACACGCCACCAGATATGACATGGCTGCCAAGTCCAGATGATACTGGTGGAGTTAAGACAATAGATGGATATAGACCGGACTCAAATGGAAATATAACTCTAAATGGCACATATGAAACCACCGGTGACGTTACTAGAAAATTAAAAAGTAAATTAAGCACTTTAGATCAACCAGACTTCGTTATTTCCACCAATGAGACACTTGATGTTGACAAAGTCGCTTCGGGTGTTTTTGTATTAAATGGTTGCTCATTAATATCTAGTAACAACGGGAGTGACACTTTTGTAAACGTAAATTTGTCAACATATAATTACGGCTGGCTAATAGTAAGCAATTATAATGGTGCCATGCTAGAGCGACTTATTCTTACAGGAACATTTAATGATGTTATAGGCGTATACATTAGAGGATTTAATGCAAAAAATTATTTTAATAACAGCTTTAAGCAGATTTTAAAATAAAAAGAATAAAAAGGAGAACAGACTAAAATGACCGAAAATAATACCAACAACACATTCAAACAAGTCTACAAGTCAACGGGAGAAGTACCATTTGAAATCTGGTTCGCACCCAAAGAAGCTGAAGTGAAATATCCATTTACTGAAATAGCACCAGAACCAAGCATTAAGGCACCTATCTTTATTTGGGAAGGGCAAAAATGGGTAGAAAACACAGAGGTAAGCCAAGCGGCACAATTAAACGACTTGAAGCAAACCGTCACACAAATCAAAAATGCTAACAGTAATAATGCCACTAATTTGAGCGACCTCGCCAAAAACCAGGCAAAACTGTTACAAATGTTAACCCCTAAAATTGTTGGTAAGCCAGCAGCACCATCTGCAACTACCACACCAACAACGCCACAAGTACCAACTGACGGAGGTAATAAATAATGGACACACACGAAATTATGTTTAATTTGATAAAGTTTTATTATAATTTTGGCTGTTATACCAATAATAATGTGGCTTACTTTGTTGGCTATAATGCTATTACAGCTGACGATTACAAGGCAATCACAGGTGACGACTATGTGGCTAGTCCAGTGGTATAAGCAGAAAGGGATGATATTGGCAAGTGATACATTTTATCAACCTCGATTGGGAGTACGTGTTCGACTTTCTGGCATCTGTGGGATTCTTTGGCTGGATTGCCCAATTAATCAAAAATTATTACACCAATCACCAACAGAGAAAGAAGTTGGAAGATCAACTACCACAAATCATTGACGCCATTCATGAGATTCAAGGGACGGTCGACCAGCTTAAAAAAGGAGAAACAGAAGATTTACACGTTGAATTAGACGAACTAGCCCACCAGATTGAAGAACAGGGCTACCAGACAGAGCAACAGTACAATCGACTAACGCAGATTTACAACACGTACCACACACTGGGTGGTAACGGTTCTGGAACTAAGCTCTATGAACAGGTTTCAAAACTACCGATTAAGCAAAAGGAGAATTAAAACATGACAAAATTAATCTTTGACTCTGTTTACGCAGGGTTATTTTTATTGGCAATTTTTACTGGTTTATATGCTAGTAAGCATGCAACGAAAAACAAGGCACTACTCTTCATAGAGGACTTAGCTGCAGCCTTTGTTAGACAAGCTGAAACCACTGACTTAGACGGACAAACAAAAATGGATAATGTTATTTCAGGTGTTGAAGATGCCTTAGTGAGTCATGGTATAAAAGTGGATGCCACACTTGAAGCTGTAATCAGAGCGTTTGCTGAAAAAGAAGTAGCAAAGATGAATACAGAAAAAAAGGAGGATGCCAAAGTTGAAGATAAACAACAAGTACAATCTGGCAAGTAACGAAGGTAGTAGCCAGTTAGCCACACCTAGATTTATTATTGCCCACTCAACAGCTACACCAAATGGCGAGGCGTGGGCGATTGCGCACAATATGAAGACAGGTATCAATGTAAGCCAGACTTATGTTCACTTAGTTATTGATGATAAAAGCATATATCAAGTGGGAGAGCTTGGCTATGTAGCATGGGGTGCTGGTAGTCCAGCTAATAGTTTGGCACCAGTACAAATTGAGTTGTGTGAGTTTAGCAATCACAGAAGAGCCCTAAAAGCCTACAAACACTATGTAAATTGGCTCAGATGGTCAGCTAAAAAGTATGGCATACCATTAGCTCTAGACACTAACTCATATCGTGGCATTAAGACACACTCATGGCTTGTACAGCACGGCTACAGTAATACCGACCACGTTGACCCATGGCAATACCTGCCTAAAATTGGTGTATCAAAGGCCAAGTTTGCTAAAGACTTAACTAAAGGTTTTTCTGGCACTAACATTGCATTAACTAAATAAACTAAAAAGAGGACCGTCTATAGAGTATAATTGCTCTATAGACGGTTTTTTTAGTTGAATTAATTAATATCTGTTAAAATTACATAGGATTAAGATTACCTAGAAAAGATGGATAAATAAAATGGTATTAGCTTTAACGGATAAACAAGCTCAAGATTTAATTAATTTGGCCAAAGTTATTCTTAAAAAATGTGACATTAATCTTGATACCTCACCAGTTGGTAAGATATTGATTAGTTCCAAGAGTGGTAAGCATAAATTTAATCTGTATTATAGATATAAATTGAATGATATTCATTTAAATTTTACTGATGATAAAACTAAATTGACATTAGTAAGAATAAATTTGGACACTAAGTTTCATAAAAATGCTGATAAAGAAATAATAAGGGGAAATAGAGTAGAGTTATTTTCTGAAAAGGAATATAATCAAAAAAATGATGGATTTACTTATTGGAAAGCATATAAGCTTCCATATAAAAGTTTTAAGAAAACAGATGACTTTAGTGACGCTCTAAATAGTCTATTAACTTATGCTAATGTCGTAAAAAGTAATAAAGTTAATGTTTATTTTAATCTTATTAAAGTTCTGTAATTTTGTAGAGAAGGGAGTATAAAAATGACAACAAAAGCAACTGATACAATAGATGTAGATGTGATAGCTAGTGAATGGCTTAAATTTGTTAGTAATGAAAACAAATTTAGACTAATAGATAATAGTCATGTTAATGTAGATACCCCAATTACAGACCCTTTTGGAGATAGTATATCTTTAATGATAAGTAGAGACGGAAATTATTATAAGGTTACTGATCAGGGGTATACTATTTGGAATTTAACAGTAAGAAACATAAATGTTAAAAGTAAAAACTCTAAAAGAAATCAGATATTAAATTCAATTGTGGAATTTGAAAATGTGAAACTTTCTTCTGATGATAATGAAATATTTCAAATAGGAACTGATAAAAATATACCTCAAATGTTAAATGACGTTACTCAAGCAGTATTGAAAGTATCTAATTTAGCATTCTCTAATGTAACTAATACGCAGAAAATATTTATAGATGATGTCAATGAATATTTCAAGTCTAATAAAAGTTTTAAGTATCTAGCTGATTTAAAAATGAGTGGGAAATCTAATTTAACTTATGATATTGATTTTTTATTTAATCATAAAAACGGTAAAAGTGATATAGCACAAGTAGTAGACTCTCTTTCAAAAGGGTTGGTTGAGAAAACGATAGGAATTTATTTTGATACAGAGAAGTTTAGGGATAAGAACAAAAACGCATCATATTCCCTTATTGTACCAAATCTAAAAACTGATAATGATTTTAATTTAGCTGATAGTCTTAGGAGTCATGATATTCCAGTAATGGACTTTACTAGGAAAGATAAACTGAAAAAGAAATATGGTTTTGCAGCATAAAATAATTTTTGTAAAATGCTTATATATCAGTTTTTAAGCTTACGAATTGAGTAAAGTCTATCTTTTTACTAAAATGATATATTTTGTCATGTTTCAACAAATAAATAAGCTAAATAAGCCACTCTGGAGTTAATACTCTGGGGTGGCTTATTTATAAGTATAATAATATAATTATTTGGTACAGTTTTAGCAAGGAGGAAAGAAATGAAAATAAAGAAATATATAATTGCAATTGTGTTAATTGCGACTATGGGAGTAAGTACAGTCTGCACAATTAATAATGCCAAAATTGTTGATGCAAAGATTAATACTGCAGTTTTTCCGAAAAAAATACGGGGTACATGGTATAGTGGAAATGGTAATAAAACTGTTATTACTCCTAAGAAATATATATCTTATGATGGTGGTCACAAATATGTAAGTTATTTACATGTCAGACATAACAATTCTAAGATGTCTAATAAAACACAAAATTGGATTTATTTTTTTGATCGTGGACAAGTCAATGGTAGAAGATGGATTACTATAAAAGGTTGGAATGCAATGATGGGCTTTGGAACACATTACAATGTTTCGAAACTTAATGGTCATTATGTATTAACTACTGCAATAGGAGAACCAATTAGTGGTTCAAGCCATTCGTACAAATCATTAAAACTTGCAAGACAATTAAAGAATCAGCGTTATTTAGGTTTTAAATACTGATAATTCAAGCGCACAATAATAAAATTAAACGCCACTCAGATTAGATTCTGGGTGGCTTTTTTTATGCAAAAAATAATTTATATTCGATAATATATCATAAAGCCTGATACATCAACGTTTCAAATAAAAATATTTATTTGATTTTATGCAAAAAAATTAAATGCAAGAAAAAACAAATAAAAAAGCCACTCTTTACAGAGTGGCTTTTATGTTAGCCAAAATGTTAGCCAACTTTTTTGTTTTTTAAGTTTTCTAAAGGCTTCTTGGAACTAAAAAATCCTTTAGATAAGCATTTTTATTTTCTAAGGTTTTCTAAAATATATATTAAATAGACCACCGGGGTCATT